ATGTGATGGAGCTTGTCTCCCGGCGCGACGTGAAGGGCAGTTCTTTCGCGTTCCAGGTAGCTTCCGGCGGGGAATCGTTTTCAAGCGATTCCGCCGGGCCGATTCGAGACGTTCGTGAGGCTGCCGGCCTGTACGAAATGGGGCCGGTTGTGTCGCCGGCCTACGTCCAAACCAGCGCCATGCCGGCCATTCGCTCGCTTCAGGCGTGGCAAGAGAGCCAGCGGGTGATTGTGCCCGCTGCCGTTGAGCCTCGCTCGGTGATTCACCGGATTGCCACCATGTGGGCCGAGGTGCTGCGGAATGCCTGACGACAAGCGCGACTGCAAGGCCTGCGGCGAGCGAATGCGGACACGCACCAGCAAGCCCTACGGCGCCGAGCAACTGCGGTACATGCAGTGCAAGCGGTGCGGCAACACGTGCCGCTGCGTTGTCAAAGCCTCTTCGATTTGGCGTCGGCAACGCTGACAACGTTGTACGGTACAACCTTCCGCCTCTCTGCTTTCTGCAAGGGGCCATGCCTCCAGCCAGAGCGTGTGATTAATCGCACACGCGCGGGCCGTTCGCCCGCAACCACGGCAGGAGTCTCACTATGGACCGCATGGCCGCCCTCGAGAACGAAGCAGCCGAAGTGACCGCCCGCCTTGACGCCGTTCGGGCTATCGAAGGTGACGCGGACGTGATCGCCGCCCGCGACCTCGAGCTCGAAACGCTCTGCACTCGCGCCACTGGCATTCAGAAGGGCCTGACGTTTGAGCGGAAGGTGACCGAGGCCGCCGCGGCTCTTCGCAAGACGGTTGCCGTCAGCGCTCCCGCTCCGGCGGCTTCCGAGCAGCGAGCCGAGATCCGCCCCATGCCCTACGCGCAGAAGCCGAAGTATTTCGATTCGCACGAAAACGCCTACCGTTCCGGCAAGTTCATCCAGGCGAAGTTCCTCAAGAACGAGGAAGCCCGCCAGTGGTGTGCTGAGCACGGCGTCGAGGCTCGGGCTGTTGTCGAGAGCACCAACTCGACCGGCGGTTTCACCATGGTGGACGAGTTCTCGACGAACCTCATCCTCCTGGTCGAAACCTACGGCGTCGCCGCCCGCGTTCTCCAGCGTGAGGTGATGACCACCGACACCAAGCTTGTGCCGAAGCGGCTCACCGGAACCACGGCCAACTGGATCGGTGAGAACACCGAAATCACCACGACCGACCCGAGCGGCACGATGGTGCAGCTCGTCGCCCGCAAGCTCGGCGTGGGAACCAAGGTTTCCAACGAGGTGCTGAACGACGCCAACGCTGTCAACGTGGCCGACTGGCTGCTGCAAGAGTTCGCCACCGCCGTGGCTCTCGCTCAGGACAACGCCACGTTCCTCGGTGACGGCACGTCAACTTACGGCGGCATGTGGGGCATCGTCCCCAAGATCGGCAACTCGGCCTACTCGGCGTCGGTCGTGACGGCGGCCAGCGGCCACACCGGAGCCACGACGCTGACCCTGGCCGACTACGAGGCGGTTCTTGCCAAGGTTCCGCGGTACGTGTTTGAGCGTGGCAACCCGGCGTGGTATTGCCACCACGCCATCTATCATCAGTCCATGCAAGTGCTCGGCCTTAGCGCCGGCGGTAACTCCATCGACACCATCAACAACGGTGCCGGCCTCCAGTACCGGTTCCTCGGCCTGCCGGTGATCCCGGTGCTCGTCATGGATTCCACCACGACTACCGACGCCAGCAAGATCAAGGTCTTGTGCGGAGACATGGGGCTCTCCTCGATCCTCGGCTCCCGTCAGGAGTTCTCGCTCCGCATGACCACCGAGCGGTACATCGAGCTCGACCTGGCCGCGTGGTACGGCACGGGCCGTTACGATTTGGTTCACCACAGCCTCGGTGACACCAGCACCCCCGGCCCGGTGATCGCGCTCAAGACCGCCGCCTCCTGATCAGCACTCTCTCTAGGAGATTCCCACGTGTTTCACATCGCAGCTACGAAGACCGACACCAAGGCGGCGGCCAGCGTTGCGGCTTCCGCCACGCACAGCCATGAGATCGACACGCTGAGCTACGATTTCGCCTCCATCGACGTGGTGTTTTCGCCGTTCACGGCGGCCACCTCCTCGGCGGCGAGCGTCCTCAAGATTCAGCAGAGCGACGCCTCTGGCTCCGGCCAGGCGGATGTCTCCGGTTTCGTCGGCGGCACCGCGTTCACTGTCGGGGCCGGCTCGACCACGGGGGCCAATAACGGCTACGTGGCCCGGTTCAACCTCGACCTCCGCGGCAAAAAGCGCTACCTGACGGTCGTGGCCAGCCCTGGCAACACGGTGGCCGTGGCCAGCGTCGCCCGCCTCGGTCGTGGCGAGCAGGCCCCGATTGATTCGACCAGCGGCAACACCAACATCTGGGTGAGCGGCTGAACGCTTGACCACTAGTCCACAGTAACGCCCAAGAGCGGGCGGCGGGGTGCCCCCCGTCGCCCGTTTTCTTTTGGGCCACATGATGTTTGTCAAAGTCGGCGGAACAGATGTCGAGGTGCGAGTCGAGGCTGTCTTGTCGATGCCTCGGCTCTCGTTCACATCCAACCATTTCGCGTGGGCAAAGGCCCTGATCCCCCTCGGCATCAACCCAACCATGGGCACAGGTGCGTTCTGGGGACAGGTAAACACCCGCGTGATGGAGCGGATGATCGACAAGGCCGAGTATCTGCTGACCATCGACTACGACACGTTTTTCACGCGGGAGGACATTGAGCACCTGTTTGCCCTAGCTATGACGTTTCAATGCGACGCCCTGACGGGGCTGCAAACCAAACGGGAAGACGGGCGGCCGATGCTCACGGTTCTCGGCACGCTCGACAAGCTTGAGGAGGGCGACAAGACATCGCTGCCGGCATCGTGGTTTGCCTCGCCCGTTCAAGAGGTCGACACGGCCCATTTCGGCTGCACGGTGATTTCCACAGCGGCGCTGAAGCGATGCAAGAAGCCGTGGTTCTGGAGCAAGCCAGACCCCGAAGGCAGCTGGCACAACGGGCGAACAGACGAAGACATCTGGTTCTGGCGGAATTGGCGGGAGAGCGGCAATCGGGTGTTCGTCTCGCCTCGAGTGACGCTTGGCCACGGCGAGTATGTGGCGGTGTGGCCCGGGCAAGACCTCAACAAGCCGGTGTTCCAGTGGACAACGGAGTTCACGGAGAAGGGCGAGAAGCCGGCAGGATCGTGGAGTGCTCCATCATGACATTGGTACGCATCAGATTTCTCAGGCCATGGCAGCGTTACGACCGCGGCGACGTGGCTACGGTCGACGAACGGTTTGCCGAGATGTGGATTCGGCAGCGGATCGCCGCCCCGGAGCCCCAGGAGGCCCTCGTAGAGGCCGCAGTGGTTGAGCCGGCTGATCTCCGCTACGCCGACCTAACGACCCGCAGGAGGCAACGTCGATGAAATGGCGCTCCCTAACGCGTTCGATCCAGCCGGCGGTTGAGCCCGTCAGCCTGCTCGAGGTCAAACAGCACCTCCGCGTGGATCACGAAACCGACGATTCGTACATCGCGGCGCTGATCACGGCCGCCCGCGAGTGGGCTGAGGTCTACCTCGACCGGACGCTGGTCACGACCCAGTGGACGATGCGGATGGATTCGTTTCCGACAATGGCCCGCCAGCTCAGCGAGGCGTACCAGGACCGGACGTTCGTAGCGACTCAGATGAACGTGCGGGCCGACATCTTTCCGCCCGACATCGAGCTGCCCCGCCCGCCGATGTCGACGAGCAACACGACCGCCACGATTTCTTACCTGACCGACACCGGCACCAGGACAACGATGCCGACCGATCAGTACCGGGTGGACAGCGATTCCACCCCGGGAGTTGTCCGGCCGCTCTACGCCGGCACCTGGCCGGCTCACCGCGTCGACCAAAACGCCGTGGTGATCACGTGGTACGCGGGGTACGGCGATTCCGGCCAGAGCGTTCCGCGGCAGATCCGACACGCGATCATGATGCTCGTTGGCGTGTGGTACGAGGTCCGTTCGGGCACGATGAACGGCACCTATGCCGAGCCCCCGTACAGCATCAAAACGCTGCTCGATTCCTGCCGATGGGGCGGATACCAGTGAGGTGACGCATGCCGATTGATCCGGGCAGATTCTGGGCACGGGTGACGCTGGAAACGCCCACGGCTACCGCCAATAGCCTTGGCGAGCCGGTGTTGACCTGGTCGACGTTTGCCACGGTGTGGGCCAACGTGGAGCCGCTCAGCGCCCGCGAGGCGATCCACTACGGCGAGGTGATGGGGATCATGACGCACAAGGTAACAATGCGTTACCTCGACGGGCTGACCTCGGCCATGCGAGTCGATTACAAGGGCCGGAAGCTGGAGATCGGGCAGATCAACGAGCGAGAAAAGCTCTTCTACCACGAATTGATCGCCACCGAGCGGAGAACGGACGCATGAGCCTTGCCGCAGAGTTTCCAGAACTTCTGATCTACGGACTGCTGACGGCAAACGCCAGCGTTTCCGCAATCGTGGGAACAAAGGTGTTTCCGGGCTTAGCACCGATGGGCACGGCTCTGCCGATTGTGATCTACCAACGGACCTCAAGCGACAGGGTTC